TCCGGCATTTCAATAACTATCTTGCCACCTGCTTTTAATAACCTTGTCCACTCATTTAAAACACCAGCAACTTCCCAGTGGTAAAAATGCTCTAAAATGTGTACCGATAATAATTCATCTGCGCATGCATCCGGCAAAGGTACGCTAGAAACATCGCAAAATATATCAGGGTTGCGAGTCGCTTTTGAATGTCTAACCATGTCGCAGTTAGTCCATCCATCGAGAATATGTTTACCACATGCTAAATGTATTTTCATTTGTAAACCGTTGTATGTTTTTTTGTAAACCATTCAGGCTTTTTCTTTGTGTAATAGTATAGCGCAATACTGCGCCTACTCCTATTTTCTGGACACTCTAAAGGATAGGGATGCCCATGCCATGAAGTTTCAGAAGTAAGGAAAATAACAGCTCGGCCTGCAATTGGTTCAACTTTCTTTTCACCTCGTGCGCCGAGTAATAACTGCCCTCCCCATTCTGGATTCCAGTCTTTATTAAGATAAATCAAAAGATTAACCCGACGATACACCGGCCCCGGTAATTGATTAAAATCAACGTGCATCTTTAAATATCCGCCGCGTTTTATTTCATGCAATCCGCCTCCGCGCAATTCTTTATCTGGTTTTAGTCCTTGTATGCCGGTTATCTTTTCTAGTTCTAGAATAAACTCCTTGCTGTTTAAACGCTTAATAAGTTTTTTAGCCTGTGGCGGTAACTTACGAGTAAACCTTTTTATGGCTGTGTCTCTATCAGTTAATTCCATTTCTTCAGGCCACTCTGCTAAAATATTCTCAACTGCTTTAGTACTAATAAAATCATCAATTACAATATGCGGAAATGGACGTTTTAACATTTTGGTATTCTCTCTATTATTGAATTAGCAAATTTCATCATATCTCTGGACTCATGAGGGCCCCAATTGAAATAGGCAACTCTGGATAAAAAATCTATTCTTTCGTCTTTTGTTAAAATCTTTTCTTGTGATATTTCGCTAGGGTAAATCGCCGCTCCTACGCCATCGGTACAAATAGCCGGTACACCATGAATACAGGCGTCCACACTCACGTTAGAGTGATTAGAAACAACCAGCCTACACCCTTTTAACCAGTGTTTAATATCTTCATTGTAGGCAGCTATACACCCTGAAATAGCTTCAGTTCCTCTAGGTTTTGGCCTGAATGCAACCGGTACGTTAGGGTAAAATTTATTAAGCTTTCCTACCATTCCATTTTCCCACGTCATGTCAGTATGTCCGAGAAATGCTTTTGACTTTTTACCCAATCCACATAAAAGAATATGACCATCTTTTTTATATGTGTCGACTAACTTGATATTATTCTTATTGAATCTCGCCGGATCATTACTCGCGTATTGTAGCAAGTTTTGCGGATGCCATTCATTGATTGACATTCTCGCGTGTGATCGCCTGTAGCCGTAATCTCTACCAAAATAACCAATGTCTAAAATAATCACATTACGGTCTTTTGCTCGATGCTCTTTGATTGCTTGTTGCTGTACCTTTCCGCCGAATCCCCACAAGACTAAATTCTTGCATTTACCTTGATATGAATTAGTAATTATTGAACGCGTTGAACTAGCAATCTCCCGCAAGAAAAATTGCGCCCTATCTGGATTTGTATTCAGTATTAAAACTTCGTTTTCAACCATTCCAGATATTCGGCCGCGACCGCCTCTAGTGAATAATGTGGTTTTTTATTCTTGTATTCTTGCGCTAACGATAATCTATACTCATGGTCTGAAATATTATCAAAAGCTGTTTTTAAATCTTCAAATATATTAACCGATTCAAACCTAACGCCGTATTCATTGTAACCAGATTCAGGAAGTGCAATAAATGGCGTCAATGAACCGATAGCATTCGAGAACTTAACGCCTGACTTCCAGTTATCGCTTGCATAATTGCGCCATTCATTACCGCGCAATCCTAACACAACATCACAATCTGCAAGGTTAGTAGGATTAATCTCAAACCGCCACCCGCGCTCCTTACACTCACGACGAATAAAAGGCATCCACTCAGTTATATAATGTTCAGCACCCTCGTAACCGATTATTTTAACGTCTTTCCGAATCTGGTTTTCTTGAATGTTAGGTCTAAAGTGGTGTCTAAGATTCCATGTCGCCGATACATCATCTTGCATCTTTTGCGTTGCTGCAATCGTGTATTTAAATCCTTGCATCCTTTCTTTTACATATTGTAAATGGTCTCCCCTATGAAATGGTTGAGGCCAACAATCAACCATATCAAAAACGGAATTACTAAAATTAATCGTCGCACTTGTTGGCTTTTTAACACATATACAAACATCATAATTATTTAAATCTCTTGCCATTATGTTAGGAATAACATCAGCGCCAATGGCTCGTCCTAACTGCTCTCCGCGTATTTTCCAGCTTCCAGACTTGCCGTTACCAGTAATTACAATGCGCATAATTTACTTATTGCCTCACCGCTTTCGATTTCGTCTAACGTCCACATTGCGTCAAAGATATTTTCAAACGCTTTTTCTCTATCTGGCTTTTGTGGATTTGCAAAGTCTGCTTTTTTTATATGCGTTGCGCCGTCTTTTGCTATCCAGTTTTCGAGCTCATAAAATACAGGTATTCCCTCGGCCATAGCTTTAATCGCTGCGCCGCTTGCCCATGTTATTACGGCCTTGGCATTCTTCAAATCTTCCATTAATGGAATACAGTCATGCACGCCCGGATGTCTCCTTACTCTGCATTTAACAGGGAGTCGCAAATCCCAATCTCTTGGCATGGCTACACCTTGAGGCCCTATTCCGCGCTGTGGCAATGCGACAAACTCACTACCGCAATCACGATAAGGTTTAATCTCAAAACCGTATTTAAGCCATCGCTGGCCGTTTGAGCTAGGCCATTTTCCAGCACCGTTATGGTGTGTGCGCGAAACTGCAAACCACTTATACCCTTGAAACTCCTTTCCCATATATCCATTTTCAGCGACTAATACTTTTGCGCCGTTTGTTTCAAATTGTTTTGCTAGTGTGTCGCTATATCCGAAACGATTCCAAACCACAATCAAATCTTCTTTCGCTGGATTGACAATATCCTTAACAATCTTATACCCGTTAGCAATCAATCCTTTTTCAAAAGCATCACGCCTATAATGTAGCGAATCTTTTAAATTAATGACAGCTCGCACAATTCAGCCTCAATTGTTGAAATACGAAAAGCTTTTAACTCGGTATAACGTGAACAATTAACAACCTTTTCTTTTTCTTTGATTTCTTCATAATGCGAATGCCATCTTTTTATCCGCTCTTCATTCGGATTGCACAATGGTAGTTTGTGCGCACCATGCCAGTGTATGCCGTTTTTTAAACTACAGTCATACCCTAACAAAATAACTTTATCCGCCTTGAGTTTATCAAGTGCAAATTCTATCGCACGTTTACCGCTGTTTTGTACGCCTCGGTATGGGCCGTGTATATTAAGCTTGTGATGCTGCGCGACGTTTTCTAAACACGTCCATCTATCCGCATTGATTGTTATTTTATTTTCATTTTCACGCCACCACGCCGGATCACCTGCGTATATGTGTTTTGCAAACAAGGCTAACTTCCACGAATCGTTTACAGCAATTGTTTCAATGCCTGATTTTTTTATTAGTTCGCAATCTTCAGCGGTTAATCTTGGCCCTGAAGCAATACAACAAACAACGCGCATTAATAGCGATTCCATGCCGTAGAATTAGGTATGTCGTAAGACCTTACATCAACAAGCGTGAATGTTGCCGGTACTGCTGTAGACTGACAGAAAATTGCAAATCTATCCGGAGTTGCTCCGAGTGCTTGCGTTAGTTCATGCGACAATAATAAAACGCCATTTTCATATAAATAAGCTGTTCCGTATGTACCCGCGCCGCCATCTACCGCGATTGTGTATTCTGCTGTCGAGTCTAGGTTATGATTTAAAGATGTGTAGTTAGTAGAGTTACCAACACCTATAACATCGTATGAACCTTGAGAGTTAAAAAATACACCGATTCCATTGGATGGCGTTCCATCGCTAAAACCAATTATAAAGGTATCACCTAAATCTAACTCAGGTATTCTTATCGTTACATCTTGTTTTATTGCTAGATATTGGAATTCTAACTGCGTCGATACTTGATCGCTTGCTGAATTCATTACGCATGTATAATCAGTTAGGATAACTCCGCCAAATAATTCATAAGAAAATATAACAGGCGTTTCTATTGTAAGATTTAGCACTTCACTAACCGGCATTGTTAGCCATGTATTTCCTGTTTCGTGATCTGGCAAAATTCCTTGAATATCGAAAGTCTTACCCATGCCTATAATGCGCATTTTTGTAGTAATACCGGTACGATTTCTTATAGTAATCCTTGCGACTATTTCAGATTGTTTTGCATTAGAAGAAATGAACTCACGGCCTGAAATATAAACTATTTCTGCTGGAACTGCGCTGCATCCTGAAACTGTTTGCCAGCGCTCAACCATTCCGCCGGTAGACGCATTCTGAATCTGTATTGATTCTTGAATCTCAATAACGTGTCTTAATCTTCCGGCATGTAATCCCATGATTACCTCAGTGCAGGGTCGCGCATTGAATATAACATTGCAGTTACGTCGTTAGGTAGCATTCCTAACTGAAACGCACCCTCTGGATTTACATCACGATTCTTAAACATATATCCCACTAACAACATGCAAGCAGCTTGCACTCGATAAGGCACACCTATTGCTACGCCGTTACTATCATCAATGGTATTTCCCATCGAGTCAGTAAACGAATCAGCGCCATTTTTTAGGTATTCAATAACATCGAAGCATTAACGCAAGACTATTACACTCAATGTTTGCAAAGACATATCGAAGACATGGAATTGTGTTTAGATGATGGCTTTCAAGTATCTGAAACCGAGCATATTGAACTAGACTTATCTGGTTTATTTAGAATGGACACTAAGACTCAGTTAGAAACTATCAAAATAGGTATTGATGCCGCAGTGTTAACGCCTAACGAGGGTCGCAAACGATTGAACCTTGCCCCACTTGAGGGAGGCGATACAGTTTACATGCAGCAACAAAATTACAGCTTAGCGGCATTGGCAGAGCGCGACAAAACGAATCCTTTAGCTGTTCAGCCAGCGCCGATGCCAGAGGTAGAAATTGAAGATACAGTAGAAGATGATACAGAAGACGATAACGAAGAAATGAGATCGGCTATTGCTGAAATAACAAAAGAGTTTTTAGCATGAAAGAAGAATTGAAAGAACTTGCAACGGCAATCAAAGGCTATGTTCAAAAGTCTGTTAGCGACCTATCAGACAGAATTAAGGCATTAGAATCTCGTGAGATTCCTAGTATTGACGACATTGTAAAATCGATTCCAGTTCCTAAAGATGGCGCAAACGGCAAAGATGGAAATGACGGCAATGATGGAATTGACGGAAAAGATGGCGAAAAAGGAATTGACGGAATCAATGGCGAAAACGGTCAAGACGGCAAAGACGCATTAGATCTTGAAATAATGCCATCTATCGACAGTGAAAAGTCATATCCGCGAGGCATATACGCAAGTCACAATAACGGAATCTGGAGAGCATATCAGCGTACCGATGGCATGAAAGGATGGGAGTGTTTAGTCGCTGGAATCGCATCGTTAGAAATAGAGCAGTTAGGCGAGCGCGGCATTAGTATTAAATCTGTTTTATCTGATGGTAAAGAAATCAATAAAACGATAGACATTCCAGCGATGATTTATCGCGGCGTTTTTACTCAAGGTGAATATTTACCCGGCGATTCTGTGACGTGGGGTGGAAGCTTGTGGCATTGTAACGCAGCGACCAGTGACAAGCCGGGCGAGACAAACAGCAAAGGTTGGACGTTAGCGGTTAAAAAAGGCCGTGATGGTAAAGATGGAAAGGACGGCAAAGACCTAGTTAAAGGTGTCTCGATATGATGCTTGTCAGCCTAGCAAACGTAAAAGTCCATTTAGGTATAGACTTTACCACATACGATAGTTACATCACTTTGCAGATTCATGGTGCAAGTGAAATGATTATTGAATACCTAAAAAATGGCGCTGATTCGTTTACTGACTTTATTGATCCTGAGAAATCAGCGGTTACTAACGTGTCTCCTGCTTCGATTACTAACGGCGTAAGTCGTGTAATTTCTAGCGGTACTGATGC